CTGTTATCTCGTGCAGCCATAATCAACAGGTGCGCATAAAGATGTACCCTTGGCCGGTGATGGTTCCCGTGCCAGAAATGGTACTGCGCAGCTCCAGGACGTCGTCGTCCACGATGGTTATCGGCCATGTGAAGTTGAGGAACGACTCCTTGAAAATGTTGCCGGAGGCAGCGGCTGGTACTTCCACAAGCTCCTTGAACAGCGAACCGTTGCGATACAACGATAGCGTTTTGGAATAAATGCTCGTGGTAGACTGCCACTCGCCCGAACAGGTGAGTTGGTAATGTCCTGGTAGAGGAGAAATGACGCCTGCTGTCGCAGTGACGCCAATCCCCGATTCAAGAACGGCGAGTTGGAAAAGGGTCTCGGTCGCGAGCGTTTGCGCCGCGCCGGGTGAGACCAAAGTGGCACACGTTGTGTTCAACGTTGCCTGTAGAGAATCGCCTACAACTGGGTGCCATGCGTGAAATTCAAAGGACGTGGAGACCGTCCCAATTTTCGCCGCCGAAGCCAAGCTGCCTTCTACACCCACGAAAAACGTGCCAGAGTCATAGTCGTTCACAGAGGCGCCGCCCGGGACAATGCCCTGGCGGATCTTGAACTGACTCATGTCAATGACAGAATCACAACTCAGCGTCTGCTTTTCACTGGCCAGCGCATTGGAGTGCGCTGGCAGCATCTGCAGGCCGAGAACGCCGTCAGGAAGACTGGCGGTGGGGTTTGGGGAGAAACCGAGATACACTGTGCCCTGTTGCCCTCCGTCAGCAAAGTAGCTAACGTCGGGTACATAGTGGATGCGGAGGCGCATCACAGCATAATTCTGAAACGCACTCGCCTCTTTGCTTCCTCTCGGAAACACTGAGGCAAGGCCGGGTTGGAGTGCAAAGGTATTCACTTCCAGAGCCACGGATTCGTTGATGTCCGAGAGAGGCTCGTAGACGCCCCTGATCATCTTGTCCTTCGCAATGGTAATTGGACCTGCCGATCTCCCCGAAGCCATGTGGAAGCCTTTGCTTTCCACGGGGCCAACGGAGAATGGCTTTACGTCGAGGACGAAACGTTGCTTGCCCGATTTGGGCCCCGGTTTCTTTTTCTTGTTGGATGGGTTCTTGTTGTTCTTGCTCATGGTCGGGAGTCTTCCCTGTACCGGTGAGAACTATTTTCGTGTTGGTGGTGTTTACCACGATGAAAATGTTTGTCCGAGATAGCTCACAAAAGGGGGGGAGCGCACATCCCCGGGCCTAAGACCCTGTTGCCCTTCATTGATACCGCCCTAATAATCGACCTCCGCGAAGCGGTCGAATACCGGATCTGCCATTAAGCAAGGCAATTGTTCAATTTTGGCAAACAACGCCTCCACACGCTCAATGTCCGTGTAGGTGATATCATAACGGTAGCAAATACTTTTCGCAGCGCTAGCACGGTCGACCGAACCAAACAACGTTGGCTTGAACCATTGGTCTTCCGAAGCACTTACTACCATACTCGTCTTGCTTCCCAAGCGATCGTACATCGCTAAAAAAGGGCCTAGAATGGGATAATCCCGTGGAATTGTCCCCATGCTTCGGCCCATGGCATATGCAAATTTTTTGAGTCCGTCGACGTGCTCACGGACTGGCGAAAACAAACGCGGATCGCGCAGCGTTTTCGATATTTTAAGAACCTGGCTGGGGAGCGGAGCCCAAACCACGCCGGCGTGTTCGCGTGCGGCGATAAACCAACCCTTAAGGAAAGTTGCATCCTCCAATCGGGCGTGGGCCTGCTCTTTAAGCTTTAGGCCGAGGTCATAGGCTGCCGCCGACCCCTGAAGCGAATTTAAACGCTTTCTCACATTCCACGAAATGGTGGTGATGGAATTCAAAACAGTGGTGAGATCTAGGCCGGTTGGCAGTTGATAACCCACACTTCCGGCAATCTTTATGAGTTTGCCGAAAGCCTTGTAGTCCATTTTGCACAGCTCCAAACACCATGAAATGATAAATGGAGGCATTCCCATCGTTTCCAATAGGGAAAAATTGCTGCGCAAACAGTCTTCTTTCTCACTCTGGTCCATGCTCGTGAAATCCCCTTCCTTGTAAGGTAGGAGTTGTTTTCCGTGGCCAACATCAAGTGAAGCTTGGT